TCGATCGTGCGACCGGCCTGGAGCGGGAACCTGTGCGGCTACGTCGGCGTGCCGGCCTCGCATCCTTGGCATGGCAAGGAATATGGCGCATTGGTCAAGATGACCGAAAAGCAGGCGTCGACGCCAATCGATCCGGACCGAATCAGCATCATCAGCGTGCTCGCCATGGCGATGTCCGAGAACGAGCCAGATGAAGAAGCGCGCATCGACTGCGTGATCCGCGTGCACGGCGGTCTGACTTACTCCGGCGCCGGCCGCAAGGTGTTCGGCGAAGACTCGGCCCTCTGGTACTTCGGCTTCGACTGTGCGCACGGCGGCGACAAGTCGCCCGCCTATTCGCGCTACGGCTCCAGCTATGAGGGAACCTATCGCGACATCGACTACGTGCGCAACGAGATCGCGTCCCTGTCCAAGCAGTTGGCTGAGGTGGTCGCATGATCGCCGCCACCCGCATTACCCGCGGCCCGCACCGCGTCCTGCGCCGCCTGGTGCGCAAGCTGGCCAAGCCGCTGCTGCTGACCCTCAACCAGTGGGCCCGCGAGCGCTCCGAAGACAACGTCTTCGCGCTGATCTGGGACCGCGAGCAGATCTCGCGGCAGATCGCCGCCGAGAAGCATCACCAGGTGAAGCTCGAGCTGCGCCGCAAAGAGATCGCGGGGTGGTGATCGTGATCAGCTGTTTCCAGCGCATGAAGCGCCACTTCGACAACCAATACCAGTTGTCCCTGCGCGCCGGCTTCCGCCCGCGCAAGGCAATCACACGCGCGCTGCGCACCTACGTTTTCGGTTTTTGACAAGAGAGGAATCACCCAATGAATCAAGTCGTCGCCAGCCCGGCCAAGAGCCTGAACACCTTCCTGGACAAGTACAAGGGCCAGATCGCCAACGCGCTGCCCAAGCACATCAGCCCTGATCGCATGGTCCGCCTGACCATGACCGCTTTCAGCCAGAACGCCGCGCTGCAGCGGTGCGATCTGCACAGCATCTTCGGGTCGGTCGTCGTGGCCGCGCAGCTGGGTCTCGAGATCGGCGTCGGCGGCCAGGGCTACCTGGTCCCATACGGCAACAAGGCGACGTTCGTCCCGGGCTGGCAAGGTCTGGTCGACCTGGTGTCGCGAGCCGGCCGCGCCACGGTCTGGACTGGCGCAGTTTATCGCGGTGACGACTTCGATTGGGCCCTCGGCGACCGGCCATACGTGAAGCATCGCCCCGGCGCCGGCGGCGACACCTGGCAGGACATCACGCACGTCTATGCCGTCGGCCGCGTCAATGGCAGCGAGTTCCCGGTGATCGAGGTCTGGACCATGGACCGCGTCGTGAAGCACCTGAACAAGTTCAACAAGGTCGGCGGCCGCCACTACGCGCTGGAGAAGAACGGCCAGAACATGGAGATGTACGCCCGCAAGGTGGTTCTGCTCCAGGTGCTCAAGTACATGCCGAAGTCGATCGAGGTGCAGCGCGCCGTCGACGTGGCCACTGCCGTGGACGCCGGCAAGAACTTCACTATCGACGCCGACATGGTGACGGTCGACGATCGCGACGACGACCAGGGCGACGCCGGCGCCGGCGCGGCGACTACCGGTGCGACCAGCTCGGGCACCGCCACCACCAGCGCGGGCCGCGGCGGCGAGAAGCCGGTGTGCACGCCGGAAGAGTTCGAGGCCAAGAAGACCGAATGGCGTGACCTGGTCACATCCGGCCGGAAGACCGCAGCGCAGCTGCAGGCCATGATCCAGACCCGCCAGACCCTCACCGAGGACCAGAAGCTGACGATCGACGCCTGGGCCCACGAGAACGACTGATCCACCCCCATCACAACAAGGAGAACAACATGATGCAAATTCACGACCTGGAGCAGGGCAGTAGCGACTGGGACCTGTTCCGCCTCGAGCGCTTCGGCGCCAGCGAGGCGGCGGCCATGCTCGGTATCTCGACGCGCGTGCGCCGCACCGAGCTGCTGCACATGAAGCACACCGGCACGCCGAAGGAATTCAGCGACTGGGTGCAGGCGAACATCCTGGACTATGGCCACCACGTGGAAGCGCTGGCGCGCCCGTTGGTCGAAGACCTGATCGGTACCGAGCTGTATCCGGTCACCTGCTCGCTGGGCCGTAAATCGGCCTCGTGCGACGGCCTGACCATGGCCGGCGACGTCGCCTTCGAGCACAAGCAATGGAACCAGGCGCTGGCCGACGCGATCGCCGCCGGCGAGCTGCCGGACGAGTACATGCCGCAGCCGCAGCAGATCATGATGGTCACCGGCTGCAGCAAGGTCGTGTTCGTCTGCTCGGACGGCACGCTCGACAACTTCGTACACATGGACGTCTTCCCGGACCCAGCGTGGCAGGAGCGGATCGACGCCGGCTGGGCGCAGTTCGAGAAGGATCTGGCCAGCTACGAGCCGGCCACCTACGCGCCGAAGCCCGAGGCCGATCCGATCATGGCGCTGCCGGCGCTGCGCATTGAGATCCGCGGCGAGGTGGCCACCACCAACCTGCCGACCTTCAAGGTGAAGGCCGAACGCTTCATCGCCAGCATCAAGACCGACCTGGTCACCGACGAGGACTTCGCCAACGCCGAAGCGACGGTGAGGTTCTGTGAACAGGCCGAGGGCGACCTCGAGCAGGCACAGCGCGCCGCGCTCGAGCAGACCGCCGACATCGCCGACGTGATGCGCACTATCGAGCACATCCGCGAGCAGCTGCGCGCCAAGCGCCTGACCTTGCAGAAGACCGTCAAGGACAAGAAGGAACTGATCAAGGCCGGCATCCTGGCCAACGCCAAACAGGCCTTCGCCGACCACGTAGCGGCGCTCGACAAGGAAATCGCACCGCTGCGCTTGGTGTTCCAGGCCCGTGACTTCGCCGGCGCCATGAAGAACAAGCGCACCCTGGCCACGCTGCAGGATGCGGTCGACACCGAGCTGGCCAACGGCAAGATCGCCGTCGACGCGATCGCCGCTGGCGTCCGTGCGCGCCTGTCCTGGTACCGCGAGCATGCGGCCGGCCACGAGTTCCTGTTCGCCGACCTGCAGACCGTGATCCAGAAGCCGGACGAGGATTTCCACCTGGCGGTGACCAGCCGCATCGATGCCCACAAGGCAAAGGAAGAGGAGAAGAGGCAGGCCGCGGCGCCCGCGGCGGTCACGGAAACCCCATCGCCAGCACCGGCCCCGGTTACGGCGATCGCCACCGCGCGCCCGGCCGCCACCAGCACCACGCCGCCGACCCTGCGCCTGGGTCACATCGCCGAACGCCTCGGCTTCGCACTCACCGCCGACTTCCTGGCCAGCCTGGGCTTCGCCGCCGCCGGCCGCGACCGCGCTGCGGTGCTGTACCACGAATCCGACTTCCCGGCCATCTGCACCGCGCTGATCGGCCACATCACCAACGTGCGCAGCGCGCGCGCTGCAGCGTAACGACCACCCACCACCAACGAAGGAGAAACCGCATGTCCACCACCAGCACCGTCCTGCACGGCATCACCATGACCCCGGTCGAGTCGTCGCGCATCGTCGCGATCGGCCACGCCCCCGATACGAGCACCCTGGCCATCCAGTTCAAGCGCGGCGACGCCGCCGGCCCGGTCTACCACTACGGGAACTTCGACGCCGAGCAGTTCGCGCAGTTCCAGGCCGCGGAATCGATTGGCTCGCATTTCTACAAGCACATCAAGCCGTTCGCCGACAAGTTCCCCTACCAGAAGATGGACTGACGATGCCCACGCAGCGCCTCTCCACCTGGTTGGCCCTGCGCTGCCGGGAGCCGCTGTTCCAGCGGTTCCTGCGCGTGCCGGACGAGCAAACGGCGGTGCGCAGCGTGCGCGCCATCTGCGAGGTGAAGAATCCAGGTCGCGCGGCGAGATCGACCGCAACCCCACGGCGGCGCAGCGCTTCCACGACTTTATCCGCAAACCGTACCTCGTTTTTACCCTCGACCCCAAGAACCATATCCAGGAGAACTGACCGATGTTCCAACTGAAAGACCAGAAAGCCAAGCTGACCAGCGTGAATCCGCGCGCCGAGCTGCACGGCGACCAGCCCAAGCCAGCATGCGACCTCATGATCGAGGTGGCCTGCGCCAGCTCCGTGCTGAACGACTTCCATCCCGATCTGCGCGCCATGCTCTACAAGAAGGACGAGAACCCCGACCTGGTCGAGCAGCTCGAAGGCGACAGCATGACCGCGCTGCGCCTGCCGAAGCTCGGCCCCATGAAGTGGGATCAGGAGTGCACCGGCTACTCGGTCGAGGTTGACTATGGCATGGGCGGCGACAGCAACATCGTGCTGGGCGACGTCAAGGTCGACAAGTTCAAGTTCACCGCCCAGGAAGGCGGCACCGTCACCGTGCAGTGCCGGATCATCGCGCATCCGGACGAGAAGGTGATCGGCCCGCTGTGCAACTTTATCCAGCGCGACATCATCCTGTCGATCACGCCGCCGGCGCCGCAGACCGTGCAGGAGCTGTTCGGCGAGGACGCACCGAAGAAGGCGGCCTGATCATGGCGCGCGTTTCTACCGTGATCATCCCTGGCGTGGGCCGGCCCGGCTGCAGCGCGGAGAAGCGCGCCATGCGTACCGCCTGCGTCGTCCGGATCCGCGAGGTACTGGCCGACGGCCCCATGAGCACCTTCGACGTGAAGAAGGCGTTCGGCGTCAGCAGCTCGGCCACCTATTCCGCCCTCAAGTTCATGATGCTCGAGCTGCGGGAGGTGCGCAGGTCTGCCCAGCGCGATGACCGGCGGGCGTTCCTGTGGGAGCTGGGCGAGGACCTCACGTTGTCCGCCGCCGACCAGCAGCAGATCAGGACCGTGCCGGCGCGCCAGGTCGGAATGTGGCGTGATCACCTGGTGGCGGCGTTGTTCGGGCCTCATTAAATTTTTTGCCTCATCCAGCGATCAACGCAAAATGTATTTCCGATCTTCTTTTAGCTGCCGATCAATTATCCCAAGGTACCTATTTAATGCCGACAAAACCTTAACTAGCAATTTAATATCGTCCTCGGAAAATGCGAAATCATTGGTTCTTAGATTCGGGTTATGTACTGCATGAATGATTT